ACAAAGTACCTGCAATTTGTCCATTTCGACGTACAACCTTTCGATGAATACGTCCCAACTGACGAAGCCCTGCTTAGGGTCAACAACAGGATCGATGTGGTCTACAGCAATGTTCTTTGATGTAAAGACACCGCTGCATTGAGCACATCGATAGTGCAGGGCTAGTTTACCAGTGTCTTTGTTGATCTGTCTACCTACTTCAGCATCCTTCAGCACACGCCATTTGACAGGCCACCTATGAGACGCTGATCTTAGAGCACTGACAACAAAGCTACGGAACCTAGCCTCTGTCCATTGTCCGCTGTTGCGTAGCTTCACCATCCAAATGGTTCTGTGCTGCGGATGGGTAGGTCAAACAACTCAAGCTGCTTAGGCTGCTCAGGCTGCTTAGGAATAGTGACAAGCCCTTCCTTCTCCCTCCGCTCAATCTCCCTGTTGATGTACCAGGCAGCTTTCCGTAGGTCTTCAATGTCGTTGCCTTTGTGATCAGCACGCCATAGATATTTGACAGCGTTGCCAACACAGAAGCTCATGTGCTCTGTCACTTCTATGCACTCAATGCCGCTGGGATGGGCGGTGTAGTGCTGTGGATGATTGATATTGTCCTTCATTGTTGTTCCTTTGTCGGTGGTGTCCACATTTGTCCTTTGTAGCGTCTAAGCCACAGCAGCCTACCATTCTCAACAACTCTGTCTACGTTTCCTTCATAGGCTTCAACACAGACATTGAACATATCTACTTCTGTGCTGATTTCCTCCAACATCCTAGCAGCCTTCACAGGACCAACGCCTCTGATGCCGATGATGTTGTCAGCAGAATCTCCCATCAATATTTGTTGATAGAAGAATTTGATGGCTTCATCTGGAGTGATGAAGAGATGTTCTCGTTTGACGTAGTTGTAGAAGTGTGTAGGTATTTGCTTGAAGTCTTTATCAACGCTGATGATGCAGCACTGATGTTGTAACTTGGTTGATTCAATGGCGATGAGGTCATCTGCTTCTTCGTTGACAGCAACAACAGCCTTCCATTGCTTCTTCAAATAAGCCTTCACCTTCTTCAGATGCTTTGGCTTAGGCTGTGTTCTGTTGCCTTTGTATGGTGCAGTGGTGGCTATGGCTTTTCTGAAGTTGGTGTCTCCAGATAGATACAGCTTCCATTGGTCATACCATCTATCAACGTAGTCGCACGATAACAACGCCCCTGTTACGATGCTGTCTACAGTGTGATAGGCAACTTTGACGTCTTCTTCTTCACACGCCGCTGCTGCCCTATACGCCATAGTGTCAGCGTCCAGGAGCGCTATCACTCTTTCACCTCTCGCACCAACTTAGCGTCATCAATGATGTGTCCTTGTTGCTCTTGCATCTGTTGAACGATGTAGCCAGCAAGATGATGCTTGCCAATCATTCTCAGAGCTTGAATAAGGACAGACACATCCTCTTCAGACGGCAGTTTGATGCGAAACATCAGAGGGCTTCGTCGTCGTCAATCTTGCCGCCACCACCGCCACCAAACTCAACAAGCTCGGTGATGACAATCTTTTGCAGAGAAGGTGACACACCCTTCTTATTCTTGTACTTCCATTCGTAGCTACCAATGATGCACTTGGCTTTGCTACCATTGCCAATCTTCTCTTCAATCTCATCACCGTCAGTGTCCAAGACCTTGATGGGACGGGCAGACTTGCAAGTGATGTACTTGCCCATCCCTTCCTTTTCCTTCACCTCAATCTGCATTGCTTCCAGCGCTTCAACAGCAGCGTCTGACAATTGAGTCAGATCCATCTGCCACTTTCCCGACATCTCATTCGGTTCTTTGTTGAAGCACCACATCACAACAGCTTTGAGCTTTACTGAATCCATTTTCACTTCCTCGAGTTGTGCCACAGAATTGAACACGCTGTGGCTTCGTGTTGCTGGTTACGATAGTCCAGCGTTGCTGCCGCCCGGATGTCCGAGCCTTCTGTGCTGTATCTACAACACAGGCAACCGATCAAGCATCAATGACATTCTCGCCAGTTTGCACCAACTTTACCTTCGGCGTCAACGGGGCAGCGAAATTGTAGCACCTCACCAGCAATGTTGGCAGCTTTTTCAATGAGCCTAGCAGCCTGCTCTGCCTGTGCGGGCAACACAGAATATTGCACTTCGTCATGCACCCACGCCATCAGCTTAGCGTCTACGTTGTGCTCACGGAGCAGCCTATCAGCCTCTACAAGCCATTGCTTGGCGATGATGGCACCTGCCCCTTGGAGCAACGTATTCAACGCAGCATGATCGCTTCTGATGCGGATGCGGCGTCCATCTAAGCCTGGCACATGACCCTTCTTCACAAACTTAGACAGCTTCTGCTTCAGAGGAGCAAGGCCGGGTGTGTTGTTGATGAAGTTGTCAATGAGCTTCTTGCCTTTAGCACTACCAAAGCCAGCAATGGAACCAACCTTCTCAGCACCGGCACCATACAACGTGGAGTAGGTTAGACCCTTCGTTGTGTTTCTGATCTTCTTGTGCTCGGGGTTGCTGTCGTCCTTCACCGTCCCCTTAGGCACCAGCCCAAAGCTCTGTGCATTCATCCAATGCACATCACCCTTCAACAACTCATTCGTCCAACCATCATCGTTCAGATAGTGAGCAAGACAGCGTAGCTCAATGCCACTCAAGTCAACACCGACTTGGCTGCGTCCTTTACCTGCATACCACACTTCTCTGCACTCTGGTCCATACGGTGAAGACACGTTAGGAATCTGTGCCATGTTGGGGCTGCTGTGTGTAGCTCTGCCTGTGACAGCACCACAGGTGATGATGGAGCCATGAACCTTGCCATCGTCCTGCACAGCATCAAGCCAGCTACTGATCATTGACACCCTCTTCTGAACCATCAAATATTCATTGAGCAGCTTAGCCTCTGGCTTGTCAATACCTGCTAGGACATCTTCATTAATTATCCAAGAGCCCTTCTCTGTCTTCTCTGTTAGCTCAACACCAAAGGATTGAAGACGCTCTGCAATTTGTTGTCTGCTGCCAGGATTGAAAGGATGTACCTTCACCTTCAGAGGGCCTGGTAGAGCTTCCTTGATGAGCTTGTTAGGCTTGTCTACACCAGCTTCCTTCAGCATCTCCAGCAGCGCTGTCTTCGTTGGTGCCTTATGCTCACGCCATTTCTCATCAACTACTTCCCAATACTCTGGTGTCTTAGTTTCCTCATACGTCGGTGGACATACATCTTGTAGGCGATTCTCAATGTCAGCCATCCTACCTGACAACGAAGCCATAAGAGTCTGAGCTTTAGGGACATCCAGCGAATATCCATTGTCTTCCATCCTTTTGCAGATGTGAGCAACTTGGTGTTCTAGTTCAATGCTCTTGTCGCTGAAGCCCATAGACTTCATCTCTTCCTTCAGATGGTTGTATAGCTGCTCGAGGACGTTGACGTCTTGAACGCAATAGTCTTCCATCTCCTGTGACCAACCACCATCAAAGTCAGTGAAATCGCCTTTGGTGTTTCCAAAACGGATGCCCCAACTCTTCAGCGAATGCTTACCAGCCTTTGGATCTTCCTCAGGCGGTAGTAGCTCTGGGTTGTACAGCCTAGACATCACCAACGTATCAACCTGCTGATGTTGAGGCACTGACACCTTCCACACCCTCTCCAGCACAGGGAAGTCAAACCCAATGCCGTTATGGGCACACACTTCTTCACCATCGAGATAGTTCTGTAGTCCTGTCCTTTCCTTCCAAACTTTGGTGACACCTTCTTTCTTTGTCACACAAAGCCAGATGGTGTCATGCTTCAGATTTGTCTCGATGTCGAGAAAGATCATGTGTATGGCTTTCGCTTCTCTGTGTCGTTGGTGAAGATGCCGCCGTGTCCGTAGAAGTGTTCGTTCAAACGCAGCGCTGCATGGGCGAAGTAGTTGTGGTTGTGTTTTGACGTTTCATGCATGCTGCGTAGGAACGCTAACACTTCTTCTAAGGTTTGTTGTGGTGTCATTTACATCACCTCATATTTAATTTCATAGCCTTTTTCTTCCATCCAGATCATCCATTGCCTGAACTTTGTCACATGTTCCTTTCCTTGATTAACTATTTCAACCCCAATGGGTTCACGCTCCTGCATGAAGTCATCATCAGCGTATATAGGCCACTGCTCATCGACACTGCACTCACGCAGCACCCAATCAATGTAGACCTGTGCTGGGTCGTTGCTCTTAACAATCTCGTATGTCACCTCAGTTGGTGTTTGCAAGGCGTCAAAGACAGTCACC